CAGATAGTTAAACCTGACGGGTCAGGTGGCGATCCAACATCAGCGTCAACAGATCAAGTTAAATTTAAACTAAAAATTAATGATGGTTCTGTTTCAGGAAGGTATATCGAGTTTTTTGCTTGGATTACTAATTTCTCTATGAATAATTCTGTCGGTTCTGTCTTGTCGTCGAATGTAAGCTTTGAAGTTAATGGGGCTGTAACTGGTCTTTCAATCTAATGGCTGTATATTTTGGTTCTACGGGTTTAGTAGAGCTTAAACGAGATAGTTTTGAAGGTGCTTTAAGGACCACATTAAAACCTGACGATGTAACAACATCGAGGAAAAGGTTTTCAGTTGAGAACGCTTTAGATTCAATCATCACAGGCGATCAAATAGAGATAAGCAGCGTAGATAAGAGTAGCTTTGAATTAGTATCAGGGCATAATTATCCTGACTTAGTTCGTTATGTTTATGTAGATGAGGTTGGCGGGATTAAACTTTATGATGAGTTTAATGATGCACTTTCAGGCGACTTAGGTACTGCTTTAACTCTTGTAGATACGTTTACTGCTTTAAATGTAGAGATAAGAACAAGGAATGTAGCTTATCGAAGCTTGGCAAAAATAAAGGATTACAACATTACAACGACAAGAGAAAATATCGATTTAAGTATTTTAGGAGAACAGTATAGAAAGCAATTTGAGCAAGGTCGAATTAGTGGTCAAGGCGATCTAAATTGTTTGTGGGACTACAAGAGTGTTAATTGTGAGTTCAGTGATATACCTGAGTTTCCCCAATATCTAGCGCGTTTACTTTTACGGGTAAATCAAGGCTCTTCTTTTGATGGGAGATTTTTTATCTACTTTGAGTCTGTTGATTCAAGTAACAATGTTTGGTATGAATCTTCTTGTGTCATAACGAACGTAGCAATAACGGCTCCGGCTGATGGTTTAATTACAAGTCGGATTGAGTTCGTAACTAACGGCCCAGTAGTTTTAAGAAGCGGTACGCTTCCTTCCTACCTCCTACAAGAGGATAGCGACTACATATTGCAAGAGGATGGGAACAAGATCACGTTAGAAGACTAGA